CAGTTTTTAAAGATGTCTTCAACGCTTCTAACTTTTACGCAAAATTGCCGGCTGCATATAAGCAGTTAGGCGTTTTTTCATTATCTACATTAAGCCTTGAAAGCAATGTTAATACGGTTATGCGTGTTAAGTTATTGCCTTTAGGCTCTTACCGTTATGCAAAGAATGAAGACGGCGAAATAGATACAATGTGCCGTGTATATATGGAAACAGCAAGAAACTTATATACAAAGTTTGGTAAAGAAAATGTTTCAAAAACAGTATTAAACTGTATTAAGAACAAGAAGTATGAAGAACTTTTTGAAGTAGTACACTTCGTAGAACCTAACGCGGAATACTTACCCGATTCAGTATGGGCGAAACATAAAAAATTTATATCTGTATATTATGAAACTACTTCAGGCGATAGCGATAAACTGCTTTCTAAAAGCGGCTTTGACGACTTCCCGTATGTAGTTTTTGAAGGTGAAGTAAACGGTGAAGATGTTTACCCGTCAGAAGGCTGCGGAATGAACGCACTACCCGACGCAAAACAACTTATGTCTATGGTAGTTGATGAAGGTAAAACAATTAAGAAAATTAACAGCCCACAACTTCGCGGACCAGCAGAATTGAAAAATAAAAAATTAACAGACCAGCCGGCAACATTTACGGAAAATAACCAAAATGGCGACGGCTTGCAGCCTATTTATCAAGTGCCGCCGCAAGTTGTACAACCTCTTGAAGCATTGATAGAAAGTAAAAGACAGTCAATTTATGAATTATTCTTTAATGATCTGTTTGCTATGATCCTGAACACGGCAGAGAGAGGAAGAACAGCCACAGAGGTAAACGAATTAAAAGAAGAAAAAATGGTTTTATTAAGCCCGATACTTGAACAAGTACATAGCGGCTTAAAAACTGTTATGAAATGGATCTTTGGCGAAAGTATGCAAATGGGTATTATACCACCACCACCGCCACAGATCCGAAACGGCGAACTTGAAATAGAATTTGTTTCAATGTTAGCACAAGCGCAGAAAGCGCAGAAAATAGCCGGCATAGAACGCTGGTGTACTTTCACAATAAATTTAGCGCAAGGCGTAGGCGATCCAATGCTTGCAAGAAAATTGAACGCTGCAAAGATCGTGGACGATTACGCAGACTATGTAAACATCAACCCTGAACAAGTTGTACCGACAGAGGAAGTAGAAAAATTAAGAGAACTGCAAGCACAGAAACAGCAGCAAGCAGAACAAATGGCGGCATTGCAGCAAGGTTCAGAGATTATAAAAAATGTCGGAGGCGCTGACGCTTTCGGCGGCGAACTAATGGCAAGAATAGGACTGTAAATTATGTTAGATGAAGAACACTTACAAGAAGCATTTAAAAACACTATAAACGGTTCTAAATCTTCTATTGATTTATTCGCACATTTAATAGAAAAGTCAGGCTGCTTCAGGCAAGGACTGGCAAAGGACGAAAGACAAGAAAACTATAATAGGGGCTTTGGCGACTTTGGGCTTTATTTAAGAAGCCTTTTTATGCTTTATGCACCCGATACATACATAGAAATTTTAAAAAGAGGAGTAGCAGAAAATGACACAAGAACAAATTAACGAAACCTTAACAGGACAGGAAGACGGACAAGGACAAGAACAAACAGAAGAAACAACTTTGGGCGGCGGTAATTTTGCAGCAGACGACGAGAACGGCGCAGAAGGCGGCGAAGATCAAGGCAACGAAGACGACGGAAAAGAAAAACAACCACCGGAAAACAAAGAAGGCAAAGAGGACAAAGGCAAAAAGGACGGCAACGAAGAAAATGAACTTTTCGGAAAGCCTGAAACTTATGACTATAAAGATGTGAAACTACCTGACAATATGCAACTTGATGAAGCAATGACGGGTAAATTTAACGAGTATGCAGCCAAACTGAATTTATCACAGAAAGGCGCTAACGACCTTATGGCAATGGCAGTTGACCTAACAGAGCAGACACAGAAGAAAACTGTTGAGGCTATCGGAAAACTGCAAGAAGCAAAAATAGAAGGTTATAAGCAATTATTAAACTCTGATAAAGAAGTAGGCGGAGCAAACTTGAAAGAATCAATAGCAACAGCAAACGTCGCTTATGACGCTTTCTTCAAAGACGAAGACTTGCGCGTATTGCTTGCCGAAGGCGGCTTAACTGTTCACCCTAAATTTATCAAGGCATTAAAGACGATAGGATCACAAATGAAGAACGATACAATACATACTTCAGGAAACCCAGCGGAAACGCCAAAAAACCGCGAGGACATATTGTATCCGACTATGAACGAAGATAAAGAGTAATTGTAAAGGAGTAAAATTATGGCAACACTTGGAACATCTTATTTGAACTTGGCAGACAGAATGAAAAGAACCGAAGGCGGCGAAATGGCTTCTACGGTTATTGAAATGATGAACGAAACAAACGTCATTATGCAAGACGCTAACGTAATCGAATGTAATGACGGCTCAAATCACATCACTACAATTAGAACCGGCTTGCCTACCGCAATTTTTAGAAGACTTTATGGCTTCGTGCCTCCTTCTAAATCAAGCACAGCGCAAGTAAAAGATCCTACTGGTATGTTAGAAACATATTCAGTAGTTGATAAAGATCTTGTAGATAAAGCGCCTAACCCTAAATTGTTCAGATTATCTGAATCACAAGCATTTATCGAAGCAATGAATCAAGGTATGCAGACAGAATTTTTCTACGGAAATACCGACACTCAACCTGAAGGCTTTGACGGCTTGGCTGTTAGATATGGTACAAAATCAACTGATAAAAAGAATATCGGTTACAACATCATTGACGCTGGCGGTACTGGAAGTGATAACACTTCTATATGGTTTGTTTGCTGGGGCGATCAACACGTTTCTACAACTTATCCGCAAGGCTCAAAGGCTGGTATGCAGCACTCTGACGACGGCGTACAGACAGAAACAGACAGCAACGGCGGTAAGAGAAAAGTATATCAAGACCACTACAAAATGGACTGCGGCGTAACAGTTAAAGACTGGCGCTCAACTTGCCGTATTGCAAACATTGACGTATCAGACCTTGACGGACAAACACCGGCAGATCTTCTTAACTTTATGCGTAAAGCATATTACAGAGTTAAAAGATACGCACTTGGCGGCAAACTTGTTATTTACTGTAATACAAATGTTCTTGAACACTTTGACGCACAAGTAGATAGCAAACAAAATATACACTTCTCTTATCAAGAATACTTGGGCGAAAAGACTTTGACTTATAAAGGTATTCCTATAAGAGAATGCGATCAGATATTAGACACTGAAGCAAGAGTAGTATAGACGCGCTGATCTGCTTGCAGACAGAGAACGGACGGGGGATCTTTTCCCCCTCGTATTAGTACAAATTTAATATAAGGAGTAAAAAAATGATATTAGATAATCAAGCAATTTTTTCAGACAAACAGGCTGTTACGGCTTCTGCCGCTTCAACCAATGTAATTAAAGTAAATGGCGATATTGCAAAAGGCGAGCCAGTAGAAATTTTAGCACAAGTTGTAGCGGCTTTCGCTACTTGTACATCTGTAAAAGTAGGCGTACAGACTTCAACTACTGAAAACTTCTCTACACCTATTACACTTGCAGAAACAGGCGCAATAGCAGTAGCAGACTTGGTGGCCGGTTATGTATTCCCGTTGAAGTTCTTACCAAAAGGCATTAAAAAGTATTTAAGACTTTATTATACTGTCGCTGGTAGCAACGCAACAACTGGTAAAATTACAGCCGGTATAGTTGACGGTTCAAACGAAGGACACCACGTTTAAGTTTGATTAGGGGGCAGATTTATTCTGCCCTCTTTTATAAGGAGTTATAAAAATATGGAAACCGAAGCAGAAGCAAAGAAATTAACTATTGACAGTTGGGAAGTTGACGACGCTTTAAGAACGCTTATAAGAGCAAGAGAAATAGAATCAAACAAAGAACTTATGGATCTTGTACAGAAAAAAGCAGCGCTGCAAAAGCAAGTAACAGACGAACTGGCAAGCAGAGCAGATAAGTTATTTACATCAATGAAAAAGGAGTAAAACAAATGAAAGTAAAAATTATTGATAGATGTTGGTATGGTAACAAATTTTATGATCCTGATGTAATGCAGGACGACGAACTTATTATAGAATATACCGGCGACAAATTACCTTCTTGGGCTGAAAAGTTTGACGCTAAAAAAGCAGCAAAGAAACCGGCTGACGAAGGAAACGACGAAGGAAAAGACAAAGGCAAATCAGGCGAAGTAAACAATACAAAAGTTGCTGATCTTCCAGTAGTTGAAAAGAACGCTTTATTAGAAGAAGCAAAGGCAGTAGGTATAGAAGGCAACCAAATTTTAAGTTGGAAGGTTGACACTTTAAAAGCAAAAATAGCAGCAAAGAAACCGGCTGACGAAGGAAACGACGGCGACGATAAAGGCGACGAATAATGGCAAAATATACAAAGGCTAAAATTTTTAATATGGCTTTGAAAAATTTAGGCGTATCGGTTGGTGTTCAAGGCGCGAATCAGAACGACCGTAACACGGTTATTCTTGAAGAATTTTACGAAACAGCAAAGGAAAAAACTTTAGCGGATCACGACTGGGGCTTTGCAAGTGCTTTCAGAGAATTAACGCCGACAGGCAACACCAGCCAGCACCCTAAATTTATGTATGAGTATGACTACCCGAATAACTGCGTATTTATACGCGAAGTCTATTTATATGTAGGCAGAGAACAAACAGAAGAAGCAATTTCATTTTTTAATATGAGGCAACTTCACGGCGGCGACGCGGAAGATCTGAAGAAACAAAACTTTGATGTGGCTTCTAATACTTCAGGTAGCAGAATTGTATATACTAATGCACAACCGGCAATAGCAAGAATTACGCGTTTAGTTAAAGAAGAAACATACTTTACGCCTGAATTTGCTATGGCTTTATCTTGGTATTTAGCATTTTTAGCAGCGGCGGCAATTACCGGCGCAAGAGTTAAAGCAGCAGACTGTTTACAAGTCTATAAGCAAATGTTACGCGAAGGAATGACAACCGACGCTAACGAAGGCTACAAAGAGGAAGAAACAGAGTGCGACTGGATAAGGGCAAGAGATTAAATAAATGACAAGATTAACGCAAAAATCTTTTACGGGGGGCGAACTATCGCCCTCTTTATACGCAAGAAACGATCTTGCAAAATATAGTAACGGTCTTAAAAAACTTCTTAATGGGTTTGTAAGGGCTGAAGGCTGCGTATCTAACCGCGCCGGACTTGAATATGTTTGCGAGGTAAAGAACAGCAATAACCCTACGCGTATTATACCTTTTGCGTTTAATACAGAGCAAACTTATATTATAGAACTTGGCGACAAGTACGCAAGGTTTGTAAAGGATAACGGACAAATAACATATCCTGATATTTACGGCTGTACTTTTCAAGGTCATTATACATTGTTAGAAACAGGCGCAAGCACTATTGCGGATATATACGACGGTGGAAATGTAAACAATTCATCAAGTATGAACAATGTTGACGGCGGCAGCGCTACAAAGGCTTATACCGATATTTTAGACGGTGGCGATATTAACGGCTATTTCACATATTTTAAATATCGTTTAGACAACGGGGATATAGTTTATACAAGTGCAACAATAGCCGTAGATGTAGTTTGTTATTCAGATCAAAATTTTAAAAATGTATATCAGGCTGGCATAAGTAAACATATTTCAAATGGTATTATAACCAGCGCTAACCCTTCAGAATTTTATATAGGGATAGACGAATACGCTTCAGAAATTGCATTAAGAGGAACGCCAGTAGAGATCAACACGCCATACGATAAGGCAGATTTATTCAGGCTTAAATACGGGCAAAATGCAGACGTATTAACTATTTGCCATAATGATTATGTTACAAAAGAATTATCAAGATATAACCATTATGACTGGACTTTAAGCGATCTTATTTCTTCACCGTTAATAGATCCGCCAACAGGTTTGAAGGCTACTTGGACTGGCAGCACATCAAAGAACACAACGACTTATACTTATGTTGTTACAGCGGTAAAAGACGAAACATACGAAGAAAGCGAAAGATCACAAGAAGTAAGTAAAACAGGACATTTAGAGAGTTACTGGACTACTGACGAACAAATGACGATTTCTTGGGAAGCAGTTGACGGAGCGACTGAATATAACATTTACAGAAGTGTAAATGGTATTTTTGGTTATATCGGAACTTCTACGACTACATCATTTGTTGACGATAAGATAGAACCTGATCTAACATCAACAGCGCCGATAGCAAGAGATCCATTTGAAGACGGTAATTATCCGGCTTGCGTAAACTATTTTCAGCAAAGAAAACTTTTTGGCTGCTTGAAAAATGCGCCGCAAACTATGGTAACATCACAAACAGGAACAGACAATAACTTTAACATATCAAGACCTTTAAACGCTTCAGACAGTATAACAATAAGACTATCTGAAAGAGAAGTAAACGAGATAAGACACCTTGTAGGCTTGAATGATTTAATAGTATTAACATCAGGCGCAGAATGGAAACTGCAAGGATCTGACGGCACTTTCTCTGCTGCTTCACCGCCTTTATGTGTACCTCAAAGTTATTACGGCTGCTCACATATTCAACCTTGTGTATCAGGTAATATGGTGCTTTTTGTTCAGGCTGGCGGTTCAGTTGTTAGGGATCTTGGCTACGAATATGTATCAGATTCTTATAACGGTGATGAACTGACTATTTTTGCAAGCCATTTGTTTGAAAATAAACAAGTTGTAGATATGGCATATTCTAAAGAGCCATACCGTATTTTGTGGTGCGTAATGTCTGACGGAACAGTAAACGCCCTGACATACAATAAAAAACAAGAAGTAGCCGGCTGGCATAAACATACTACTGACGGACAATTTGAAAGCGTAGCAGTCGTAAGAGAAGGCTTTGAAGATGTAGCGTATTTTGTAGTTAAAAGAACTATTAACGGGCAGACAAAACGATTTATAGAGCGTAT